CTGCTGGAACTGGGCCACCCCGTTATTAGTGGTAGTCACATTAATAATTTGCAAATTAAGCTTGTCAACGGTGCTACCATTAGCCTAAAAGGTGCCGATAGACCAGAGACCATGCGAGGTGTTAGCCTTAAGTTCCTAGTCATGGACGAGTATGCTGACATGAAGCCAGAAGTATTTGAGCAGATTCTTAGACCTGCGTTGGCTGATCAGAAGGGCTGTGCCATGTTTATTGGTACGCCGATGGGACGTAACCATTTCTATGAACTGTATAAATATGCGGAGTTAGATGATGATCCGACGTACAAAGCTTGGCACTTTACTTCTTATGATAATCCATTACTGGACCCAGACGAAATTGATATTGCTAAAAAGTCTATGTCTTCTTACGCGTTTCGCCAAGAGTTTATGGCGTCGTTTGAAGCCCGTGGGTCAGAAATGTTTAAAGAAGATTGGGTTAAGTTTAGTGAAGATGAGCCAGAAATAGGAGATTACTACATTGCAGTTGACTTGGCAGGATTTGAAGAAGTCAACAAAAAGAAGACTAAAAACTCTAAACTTGACGACACAGCGATCGCAGTGGTTAAGGTCAATGAGCATGGTTGGTATATTGACAATATCATATATGGCAGATGGTCACTTGACGAAACAGCAGCTAAGATATTTCAGGCCGTTAGAGATTACCGTCCCGTATCGGTTGGAATTGAAAGAGGTATTGCTAAACAAGCTGTAATGTCTCCTTTAATGGACCTACAAAAACGATACGGCACGTTCTTTAGAGTAGAAGAACTAACCCACGGTAACAAAAAGAAAACAGATCGTGTTATGTGGGCATTGCAAGGACGATTTGAAAACGGATTTGTAACACTAAACACAGGTGAGTGGAATAGTAGATTTCTTGACCAACTGTTTCAGTTTCCTGATCCTTTAACCCACGATGACTTAGTGGACGCACTAGCGTACATTGACCAGTTAGCTAATGTGGCTTACGACTACGAATACGAAATCGAAGACCACGAAATCTTAGACGTAGTAGCAGGATATTAATATGAGTAATTTATACGAAACAGACCCATTGTTGATTGAAGAGTCTATCGAAGGATGGGTTATTACTAAATGTGAAGATTGGAGGGATTACTACGAAAGTAACTATGAAGCAAGATTTGAAGAATATTATAGACTATGGCGTGGAATATGGGATCCTGCTGACAGTGAGCGTCGCTCTGAGCGTTCCCGTATTATTTCTCCTGCACTTCAACAAGCTGTTGAGTCCAATGTAGCAGAACTAGAAGAAGCTACCTTTGGACGTGGTAAGTGGTTTGATGTTAGTGACAACTTAGGTGATACGCAAAAGCAGGACGTACTGTTTCTTCGTAATAAACTAACCGAAGACTTTGAAGACTGCATGGTACGTAAAGCAGTCGCAGAGTGTCTTATCAATGCAGCTGTTTTTGGTACAGGTGTCGGTGAAATTGTTATTGAAGAAATGAAAGAGATGGCACCAGCTACTCAGCCTGTTATGGGCGGAGATTTACAAGCAGTTGGTGTTAGCATGACTGACCGTGTTAAAGTTAAGCTTAAGCCTGTACTGCCCCAGAACTTTTTGATTGATCCTGTAGCAACGTCTGTAGAAGACGCTATGGGTGTAGCTGTTGATGAGTTTGTAAGCCGACACCAAGTAGAACTACTACAAGAACAAGGCGTCTATCGTGACACTTATGTTGGTCCAGCAGCGCCTGATACTGACTTAGAACCAGACCAAGACCTTACTATTTACAACGACGACAAAGTACGTCTAACTAAGTATTATGGTTTGGTGCCGCGAGAGCTTCTACAAAGCGCCCTGAGTGACGATGAGGATGAAGAGCTAGTAGAGGAAGGGTCTGAGTCAAAATACGTAGAAGCCGTTGTAGTGATTGCTAACGGTGGTATACTTCTTAAGGCCGAAGAAAACCCCTACATGATGCAAGATCGTCCTGTTGTTGCATTCCCTTGGGATGTAGTACCCGGACGCTTCTGGGGTCGTGGTGTATGTGAAAAAGGATACAACAGCCAAAAGGCACTTGACACAGAGCTACGCGCACGTATTGACGCACTCAGCCTAACTATCCACCCAATGATGGCTATTGATGCAACTAGGCTCCCACGAGGTGCAAAACCTGAAGTACGTCCCGGTAAAATGATCCTTACTAACGGAGATCCTCGTGAAGTACTTCAACCTTTCAACTTTGGTCAAGTCAGTCAAATCACTTTTGCTCAGGCCGGAGCCTTGCAGCAGATGGTACAGCAAGCAACAGGAGCCGTTGACTCAGCAGGAATTGCAGGTCAGGTTAACGGCGAGGCTACTGCCGCTGGTATTAGTATGTCTCTTGGCGCTATTATTAAACGTCATAAACGCACACTAATCAACTTCCAACAGTCTTTCTTGATTCCGTTCGTAAAGAAGGCCGCATATCGTTACATGCAGTTTGACCCAGAAAACTACCCCGTTGCGGACTACAAGTTTAACGCTAGTAGCACTCTTGGTATTATTGCGCGTGAATACGAAGTTACTCAGCTTGTACAACTACTACAGACTATGGATCGACAATCACCGCTATACAACACATTGATTCAAAGCATTATCGACAACATGAATTTGTCTAATCGTGAAGAACTACTTGCGGCTATGCAACAAGCTATGCAACCTAATCCAGAAGCACAGCAAATGGCTATGGCGGCACAACAAGCACAGTTACAGTTCCAGCAGTCACAGACAGCAGCATTGTCTGCTCAAGCTCAAGAGTCTAACGCACGAGCTACTAAGCTGGCTGCTGAGGCTCAGGCAGTACCGCAGGAACTTGAGATTGACAAAATCAATGCTATCACACGTAACCTACGTGAAGGCGATCAAGACGATAGAGAGTTTGAACGTCGTATGCGTGTAGCAGAAACACTGCTTAAAGAACGAGAAGTAAAGGCTAAGGAGCAAGGAAACCAACAAGTAGAAAAGCGTGACAACGAAACACGTCAAGCTGAACAAATGTTGATGCAACGTCTTAACCAAGAATGAACGTGGACCTTAAACTAGCTGCACTCTACGATAAACTACTGTCTAAGATTCAGGCAGTAGAAGCTATACGTGGAGAAAAAGGCGACAAAGGCGATCCCGGCCCTACAGGTGAAAAAGGACCAAAGGGTGACAAAGGCGATACTGGACATGCTGGTATATCTGGTAAAGACGGTGTTGATGGCAAAGACGGCACTGATGGTAAGGACGGAGAAGACGGAGTAGGCGTTCAGGACGCCACAGTGGACTTTGACGGGCATTTAGTGTTGACCCTTACTAATGGTGAGGAAGTAGACGCAGGCTCTGTGAAGGACATTAACGAGGCTCAAGCGCCTAACGTGTACAACATTTCTATGGGTAGCATGGCTAGTCGTGCGGATCTTAAGAATGCTACAGCTAAAATTATCTCTAGTAATCACACGACAGGTGGCTCTGAGATTCTTAAGGTTACATCCGGTGTAGTTATCAACTTAAGACAATATCCTCAAGATCGTGAGACAGTTATTGTTAACTGCCGTACAGATGACAGGATAGACATTGTTGGTGAAATTAACATTGTCAATATGTCGTACTATGACGTAGCTCAATACAACGTCGATGAGTTTGGCGCTAGAAGTATTATTGTTGAGCAGGACGACACAACGCTGCACCTAGTGTACATCCAAGAATTTAAAGAGTGGTTAGCAATCTAATGAGTTACATACCACAATCCAGAGCAGATTTAGGTATAGCGGAAGCCTACGAGGTTTCAGGCAGTCACACGACTTCTGGAACTGAAATACTGCGGTGTAGTGCAGACGTAAACATAGTATTAAACTCAACACCTAAAGATCGTGAAACGGTGATGGTAAAGCTAACTACGTCTAATACAGTTAACATTACAGGTGACATAAACATAACGTCGTCATCTTCCTTTTTTAACGTTGCTGAGTACAATGTCAATGAGTTTGGTGGTGCTACAGTAACATTTAACACGCCAGACACTACGGTTATATTAATTTATGTCCGTAAGTTTGGAGAATGGTTCCCTTATAACTGAGGATAAAACATGTTTACAGACCGAGAGTTTCAATCATTACTTAACAAAATGCAACAAATGGTAACGCCTTTAGAAGCCCGTATTCAGGCACTAACAAAGCAAGTAGAGGAATTACAAAATGCCAGCAAAGAAGGACCCAAGACTAGCACGAGCGGGCGTAAGCGGGTACAACAAGCCAAAGCGGACGCCTAATCATCCTAAAAAGTCTCATGTTGTTGTTGCTAAAGAAGGCGACAAAGTTAAAACTATTCGTTTTGGTGAGCAAGGCGCTAAGACAGCAGGTAAACCTAAAGCAGGTGAGTCTGATCGCATGAAGAAAAAACGATCATCGTTCAAAGCACGACACGCTAAGAACATTTCTAAAGGTAAAATGTCAGCCGCTTATTGGGCTGATAAGGTTAAATGGTAAGGAGATTACTATGCCAGCAGGAAAAGGAACATACGGTAGTAAAGTAGGACGACCTCCTAAAAAGAAAACGGCAACTAAAGCAAAAAAGCCCGTAAAGCGAATCACTCAAGAAGAAGTGGAAGCTCGTATTAAAGCAGCAAATAAAAAAGCTAATAACATGACGCCTAGTCCCGCTATGCAAAAAAAGATGGCAGAGCAAATGCGTAATAAAAAAATGGACGCTAGAATGAAAGCAGCTGCTAAAAAAGCTGGCGTACCTATGAGAAAGAAAAATGCCAAAAGCAAAAAGTAAAAAAGCTAACGACGCTTGTGCGCGGAAGGTCAAGTCTAGGTATAAAGTTTGGCCTTCTGCGTATGCTTCTGGTGCGGTAGCTAAATGCCGAAAGGTAGGAGCTAAAAACTGGGGTAACAAAAGTGGCCGTAAAAAAAAGTAAAAAAGGTGCTGCCCTTAAAAAATGGTTTAAGGAAGACTGGGTAGACGTTAAAACAGGTAAACCATGTGGACGTAAGTCTGCTACTAAGTCTAAACGTCCTTATCCTTCTTGTCGTCCTAAAGCCGTCGCAGCTAAAATGACTAAAGGTGAAAAAGCTTCGTCTGCACGTCGCAAAACAGGACCAGCTAAAATTAAACACGCAGTCACAGCATCAGGACGTAGAAGAAAAACTTCTAAAAAGTCTTGACAAATGCATAAAAATATGTTATAATATAACTATATAATATAATAACAGAGGAAATCATGACTCCCGAGCTTGAAACTTATTTCGATAACTACAACCAACTCTTCAATTCTGAAGGTTTCAAACAACTCGTACAAGAGCTTTCCAGTAACGCAACACAGTTAGCTGATATTCAAACAGTAAAAGATCAGGAAGATTTATATTTCCG